TAACACAGTTAGGAACAGACTTGCCACCCTTCATCTTGGTGCCCTTTGCCTTATAACCCTTCCAGCAGGTACTAGCGCCCACGTTCTTACGTGCTTGCTTCATGCTACCTTCTTCTAGAACCTCTTCGGATTCAAAGACATACTCAACACCGTTGAGTTCAAACGATTCTTTCTTAGCAGTCTTGGCAGACTTCTTGAAGGCATCCTTAGCAGGATAGTCCTCGCTACCAGGCTTGGCAGGTGCTTCACCACGCTTTCTCTTAGCATGAATATTAGCATAGAGACCCTTCTTCTCGGTGATGGTCTCTTCTTTCTTCATAGTTTTCTTACCTTCCGTCTGACACTTGGAGCACCCCTTCCCTCCACAGTTAGAACAGCATTCTTCCTTGGCAACCACCTTCGTGGTGTCTCTAATCTCTGCTCCATGTGACTGTTTGACACCAGCACCAACACGTAGATCAGTGGCGGGGTCAGGAGCGCCAGCATTTGCTGAAATATCCTTAGGTCCTTCATCACTCTTCTCCTCCTTACCAGAAAGATCGGGGATGGATGTAGAAGCGTCGGCACCACCTTCTCTGGTAGGAGACTCAGGACCCTGCTTCATTTCAGCAGGAATGCCTTCTTCTAGCATATGATGACCAAATCCACCGCCGCCCATCCAGCGACCATAGGATTCAATTAGAGCTTTCGAGAAGTCATCATTATGTTTTAGATCAGTCGTTGGTTTTTGACGTTCCATTATTTGTAAAGATACTACTTTTCCTTTCTTTATTTATAGTCTCTTGTACTTCACGTATGTCAGATACCCAAGCACGGAACATATCACCACCCTCAGTGATAGCGATAACATAGTTAGGACCAGCACGATGTACTCTCCCTTTCTCCCCTGTATTGGTATTGAACACCAGATCTCCTGGTTGATAAACCTCTTTTAGTCGGAACCGTTGCTGGTCTGCCGTCTTTTTAATCTCTCTAAAGTCTCTCATAGCATAATCTTGACGATGGTGTCCATCAGTTCCTTACATTTTTTGTCAGAAACAGTAGAAGGAATACCAGATCTGAAGGCATTGAAGTCAGATTGACATGCTGCTGCTCTCATTTTACTAGCAGACATACCTTCTGCTCCATCAGCATCAGGATCTCTCTCACCAGCAGAGACTACTTCAATGTTCCTGAAAGTATACTCCACACCATTGTATTTCGTCAACATACCTGTGAAGGAAGCAACACGATCGCTGCCCACAACCATAGTAATGTTCTCATATGTGCCCTGTAGGTGTTGTAACACATGTATCGGTGTCTTAATACTTGTGTCGTAAACAATATGATCCTTGTGACGAGGGAACATCAACTTCATAAAGTCTGATTTAGTCTTAGAATCCAGTGGATTCTTCTTCTTATCCTGAGAATGACTAGGGAAAATGAGGTAGTCATCACGTCCTGCCTGGTTAGCAACTGCCGTGATCAACTTTTCATGACCAATTGTAGGAGGATTGAACCTACCGAACGTGAAGACTACTCTACTCATTTCCCGTCAACCCAGTCCTTAGATACGTTGAAGTTAGCGACACTAAACTGTAGTCTATCGACCAATTTGACTGCTGTTGTGCCATCTTTGATGGCAACATACCCCTCAGGAGCAGTGATTTCATAACCGTTATCACTTCTCAGGTACGTTCTAATACGTTCACCCTTCTCTAGTTTACGTATAAACAGTAGTTTAGCCTGCTGTAACGTAGTATATAGACCAATGGTCTTGAGCAATGCCGTCTCATTCTCTTCGATGAAGTCTAGACCAGCATATAGTTTAGCAAGTTTGCCTGCTTTTGCCTTGGGAGTCTTAACCTTGTCAACTGCCTTCTTTACTTCTCCTTCGTAATAGTTTCTAAAATCACGTATAAAGTTAGAAGCACTATTAACTCGTCGTCCCTGTCTGACATACGTATTGAAGTAGATCTTGAGGCGTGGTCCGACAGTTAACTGATCGTTAGCAGCAATCTGTTCTGCCACACTATCTAGAAAAGAGGATGACTGCCTAATAAGGGTAGCAGAAGCTCTTTTCATATTCTGTAACTTAGTAACTTCTTGCTTAGTAAGCAGTACATCCTTACCCAGTTGACCTGTCTCGGCACTTAATACCAGAACATCATCAGACTTCTTTAAGCGATCTATATTGAAACCAAAAGAAGCGTTAAGACTATCCACACTACTCCCTGTATACGTTGTGTGAAAGACAACTCCGATTTTTGCCCTGTCCGCCTTGGCGTAGAGAGCGGAGGACTGTGGTATGCAATATGTAATTGTGTTAGGAGTGAATGTGATGCATCTCTCCCCGTTGATGGTTTCATACTTCTTGTCGTCTGTGAACAGAAGATCACCCTGTGCCACCCCATTGATACCAAGGGCGGGGAAATACTTGAGGGAATCTTTCAGTTTAGAAACAAGTCCAGGAGCATGACCATGATTGGCGTCAACGTCTAGGTCTCTAAAATTAATCTTAGCATTTTTGTTGAATACTGACTTAGTACCAACAAAAAATCGTTTGGTGCCAGGATACGTGCCACAAAATATAGCGGGAGCACCATCCCATTTGGTTGTAATCTTGAATGTGTTGTTGCCTTGACCGCTAAAAATACGAGCAAGTTCGTCAAGGAACATGAAAGCATCGGTGGCACCCTGACTTCCGTCAAACAGGATGCTATCTTCTAGATGTTCGAGGTGAGTGTTCTTACTCATCCGATGTAGTCCTCCAGTCCCTTACGTTTCTCAACATAGTTACGGATCGCTTTGGGTTTGCCTCCAGTTCCTTTTTCTAGTTTGAATCTGAACTGGACTAGTTCATACTGTTTGCCGTCGTTGGCGTTAGTACCAATGATCCTCACGGTCGGGAGTCCTGAACTGCCTTCGGTATACGTTGAGGATAGCACCAAGTTGGGCGGGATGTCAAGGTCTGGTCGTCCGACCAGGGCAACCTTTAGTTTTTTAAAGTCATATCGGTGGAACGTGTCGCCTTTTATTTCCACAAGGGCGACGTTCTCTTCTTTATATGTAGCAAAGTTATCTAAAACTTCTACAAAATTATTTAGCCAGTTAGTATTTCTTAATTTACTCTGTAGTTGTCCGTTTGCCCAGGTATATACACCTCTCATAGCAAGAGCAGAAACTACTTCAGTAGTTCCCTCTGTTTCTATGGCATCTTGATAGATTTGTTGTAGTTGAGCACTGTTTGATGGGGTCATATCAAGCACTTTACCCCATAGATTGTCCACTGTATCAAGAGTCCAACCACCTACCTGAGCAAACTGATCCACATCTTTCTTCAAAGAGATCTGTGTCAAGGCAAGGTTCAATCCTCTTGTCCTACCTTTGATTGGTATATTCATCATACCGTTGATCTCGACCCTGACATCAACCTTTGTGCCAGTTTCGTCACCGATACCGTCAGCGATCACATCAATATAGTCTTTCTTACCATTACGGTACATCATCAGTGCTGCTGTGTTGATTTCCCTAGCATTAGCGTAGGCAATACAGGGAGGAAAGAGACCCCTGAGGATCTCCATCTCAATATCATCCGTAGTAAATAGCATATCCATGTTGGATTCTGCTAGGTTTACCACAACTTTAACGTCATCATCCACCTTCTTCTTCATCTTAGGATGAGGAGCGTTAGGTGATTTAAGAATAATTTCTGAACTAGTACCTCTTCTGTTCTTAGCAATAGCAGCACGTACTGCTAGTACCTCACGCTCACCAACTTTCTTATTTTTGTTGAGGAATCTAGCAGCAATAGCAAAAGCAAGTACACCTTCCGCCACGTTACCTAGATTATACTTTGCTCTAGGACTTCCAGTGCTTACATTTGCCTTAGCAATAGCACCCATAGTAACATGACCACCACCTTTGAGTGGAAATACTAGACTTCTACCCACTTTAAACATGTTTAATGCTTCTTCTGCTTCAGCATCAAAGCGTTTATTAGTCTTTAAAAATACCCAGCGAGGATCTTTGCTGTTAATTTTTACATGACCATCAGTAGTAAGCAGCTCCACTTCCTTCATTACCTTTTCCTTAAAGGTATTCCAGTAGTAGGCACCATTCTTTGCCTTTTTAAATTCTGATATGCCCATAAAAAAACCCTCCCCTAATATTTAGGGAAGGGAATCTAAGTAATCCTTCTCAGTCTGATAAGGATGTTTCTTTTGAGTCCAGATTTCGTATCCTTCTACGATATCTGGTATTAACCACTGGTCTACACGGTAACAATACTTCCAGTTGACAGGTTGAATACAATTCATCACGACAACTTGGAAGAATGCTACGACGTGAATCCAAAGTGTTAGCATTAATAAAGTGCT